AAATCGGGGCGGTTACCCCGGCAAGTTACCCAGACGCAGCGAGTACCCCCACCCCAACTAAAGGACATAAAAATGACTGAAGCAACAGAGGCCCCTAGGTACGACGCGGATCGGCTTGTGCGGGTGTACATAAAAATCCGTGACGCCAAAGCCCAGCTCAAATCGGAGTTTGATGAATCCGTGGGGCGACTTGACGTGCAGATGGATGCGGTAGAGGCAGAGCTGCTAGCCCTGTGCAAGACTACTGGCCAAGACGGGGGCCGCACGGACCACGGCACATTCACCCGCACAGTTAGAACTCGCTACTGGACAAGCGACTGGCAGTCAATGTATGCCTTCATCAAGGAGCACAACTCGATTGAACTGCTGGAGCAGCGCGTGTCGCAGGGGAACATGAAGGTGTTCCTCAAAGAAAATCCGGACAAGCTCCCTGCCGGACTTAACGTTGATTCTAAATACGCGATCACTGTACGGAGGCCAACCAAATAGTTCTGCCCTAAGCCAACCCTAATTAATTTTCAACTGCCTTTCAACTAACCCTAGAGACCCATATGTCCGAACTCACACTTTTTAAATCCGGTGCCATCCTCCCTGACTACTTGCGCGGCGAGCCCGATGAGCTAACGAAGCGCCTTGCTGGTGGTGCCAGCATGAAGACCATCTCTACAGAAGGCGGCGTGTTCCGCATGATGGTCGGCGGCGATGAGGTTGCCAAGAACGAAGAGCGCTGGATGAACGTCGTCATCGTCAACGCAGCGCAGCACGTAACCCGTGCCTACTACGAGGGCACATACGTCAAGGGCGAATCCAACGGCCCCGTCTGCGCATCCGGTGACGGTAAGACTCCTGATGCAAGTATCGAAGCCCCACAAAGCAGCTCGTGCGCTACCTGCGTAAAAAACATCGCAGGTTCTGGCCTGAACGGTTCCCGCGCTTGCCGCTTCAATCAGCGCTTCGCCGTGCTGCTTGAGAACGATTTGGCGGGTAACGTGTACCGCCTCCAGCTACCGGCCACTTCGCTCTTCGGTAAAGCCGATGGTGACAAGATGCCACTGCAAGCCTACGCAAAGTTTTTGGCAGGCCATGGCGTTCCGATGTCGGGCATCGTAACTGAAGCTCGTTTTGATACGTCGGCCGCCGTTGCAGTACTGAAGTTCCGAGCTGTCCGCCCGTTGACGCAGCCGGAATTAGCAACGGCCCGTGCGCAAGGAGCATCCGAGGACGCACTGCAAGCCGTCGAGTTCAAGATGGCTACACCGAAAGAAGTTCCTGCGCTGCCCCCTGCATTTGCAAAGCCATCTGTCAAAGCCGCGCCTATCGAAGCGGAGCCAGAAGCTACTGCAAGCGATCCGGTAAAGCGGGCGTCTAAGAAGCCTGAACCTATCGCCACTCCGAAGGCTCTTGAGGAAGCGTTAGACGCATGGGGCGCTGACGATGAGTGATTTCCGGGGCTATTCCTACACCATCGTCAAGGCGATTGCGGCAGCAGACCAAACTCTGCCCGGTGTTAGGTTGGCTCATGTGTGCGTTACCCATGACATATCGGTGGCTTCGGTTGCCGAAACGTTGGGGGTTTCCCGTCAAACGGTGTACTCATGGTTCATCGGGCGGTTCAAGCCGCGACAGCACGAAGCCAATCGCATCGAAGAATTAATCTTGCGCTACACAAGAGTGCGAGTATAGTTGCCCCCGGGGCTAGAGGAAGCTGATCCCTTCCTGACAACGCGGAACACGGGCCGCGGCCCCACCTTTTACACCCGTTCCTGACTCGTGAGGATTCGTGGACCATTCTTTTTATAAAGCCGTACTGCCCCCCGAAGGCCCCTACTGCGTAGTAGGAATCAAATCCGGGGCGCTAACGCACACATACCATGCCTCCATTGAAGACCTAATTGCCCGCGGTGCAGTTCTTCGGTCGAGAGATTCCAACGTATTCTTTGCCCTTGCCAGCTTCGTGGACCAAGCCGAAGGGCGTAAAGCCACAAACGCGAAAGCCCTGCGCTCGTTTTTTATTGATCTGGACTGCGGTGCCGACAAGCCATACGCGAGCCGTGATGAAGCCGCCGTGGCGCTCAAGGCATTTGTTGCGTCAGCTAGCCTGCCTACTCCGTTTATCGTGAACTCGGGCCGCGGCCTGCATGTTTACTGGCCGTTCCATGAAGTGCTCGATGTGTCAACGTGGCGGTTGATGGCCCGCAGGTTTAAGACTCTCTGCGTAGAGCACAAGCTCGGCATCGACCTGACCGTTACTTCCGACGCAGCGCGGGTACTACGCATGGTGGATACCGAGAACCACAAAGTTGTGCCGCCGTTGCCCGTGCAGTTGATGGTTAGCGGCGTCATTAGCCCGCTGGCTACGCTTGAGGCACTCCTCCCCGCCGGTGAGGATTCGATGGACTGGGACGCAGCGCGTGCCGACGGCGTAGACGATATGACCCGAGCATTGGCCGGAGGTGACTACCCAGCAACGGAGTTCGCCCGTATCGTTCGCCGCAGTGTCAAAGGCAACGGCTGCGCCCAGATCGCTCATGCAGTGCTTAACGCTGCCACACTAGAAGAGCCCCTGTGGCGGGCGGCGTTGTCAATTGCTTGGCGCTGCACAGATGCAGAGACCGCGGTGCAGGCACTATCACGCGCACATCCGGAGTATTCACCCGAAGCCACCCTGCGTAAAGCGCAAGAGACCAAGGGCCCCATGACATGCGATTGGTACCGGGACAACTACAGCGCAGCTTGCACGGGATGCCCCCAGCGTTGCACAAGCCCGATCGCTATTGGCCGCAAAGTTGAAGCCGCCACCATCGTCAATGATGCGTACGTCGTGGACCAGCAGCTTGAGCCCGACAACGTGGAGTCCGGCGTACCGCAGACCGTGCAGGTCAACATCCCTGTGTACCCGTCGCCGTATTTTCGGGGCATCCACGGCGGGGTATTCCTGAAGACCAAGGATAAAGACGGTGACCCGATCGAGCTCGAAGTCTATCGTTATGACCTGTACCTTACATCTAGGTTCTACGACTCAGACGCGCAGGGTAACGGGGAGGGCGAGATTGTTGGCGTGAATCTGCACACTCCGCACGACGGTATCCGAAGGTTTTCGGCCCCGGTCTCAGTACTGCTTACAAAAGAGAAAATGCGCGACCTGCTGTTGAAGAACGGCGTCGTAGCAATTAACAAAGAACTGGACAACATCATGGCGTATATGGCTTCGTCAACCCGCAATCTGCAACGTATGTTCGCCGCGGACCGCACTCGGCATCAAATGGGCTGGCTGCCAGACCTCTCGGGCTTCGTTGTTGGTGAGTTGGAATATACAGACAAAGGTGCCCGCCTTGCCCCGGCAGGTAGCGCCACAAAAGACTTCGCTCCCAAGCTCACCCCGAAGGGGAACCTGACCGCATGGTCAAAGATGGTCAACTTCTACGACAAACCCGGCATGGAAGCGCATGCGCTGGCAGTGTTCTTTGGTTTTGGGGCACCTCTCCTGCGGCTCATGGGTAGCTTGGATGTGCGCGGCGCGGCGATCAACTTGATGTCCAACAAGTCCGGCACGGGGAAGACTACGGCCCAGATGATCGTCAACTCCATCTTCGGGCACCCGAGCGATTTGCTCATGAAGAAATCTGACACCGGCATGTCCAAGATGCAGTGGCTAGGCACCCTCAACTCTATCGCGGGCACTATGGACGAAGTGACCAACTACGCAGATGACGAGCTGTCCGACTTGCTGTACGACATTCCGCAGGGGCGGGGCAAGAACCGGATGGAATCCCAGACCAATAAGTTGCGCGCAAACAACACTTCATGGGCTACGTTTGTCATCATGTCCAGCAACTCCTCGCTGTACGACAAGCTGGCCCGCCACAAGAGCACGTCCGACGGAGAGCTTCGACGCCTCATTGAGCTGCGTATAACGCGCCCGCTTGAAGTCACTAAGCAGGAGTCCGATGCAGTGTTTGGCACCTTGGTCGAGAACTACGGCGTTGCGGGCCCTGTGTTTATGCAGTATGTTCTGAAGAACCGGGAGAAGGTTATTGAGCAGCTCAAGAAGATTCAGCAGAAGATCGACATCGACTTAAACCTTGATCAAGCTGATCGTTTTTACTCCACCATTTTGGCCTGCGCGTTTACTGCAGCCAGCATAGCTACCAAGCTGGGCCTGATCTCTATCAATATCTCGCATGTATACCAGTATGCGCTGACGACGATAGCCGCGATTCGGCAAGACGTGATTCAGCCCGCCGCAAACACCGAGGCTGCTGCCGAAGAAGCATTGAGTCTGTACATCAACGAAAACGTGAACAACGCACTGGTCGTTAACGGGCTGCGATCCGCCATGCCGCAGGCACCGATTCGGGAGCCCCGGGGCCCGCTTCGCATACGGTACGAGCCTGACACGAAGGAGTTGTGGATACCGGCATCGGCGTTACGTGACCACTTCGTTAGTCGGCAGGTGGACTTCCAGCAGGCGCTTAAGACGCTCACTGCACGAGGGTATATGAAGAATAACGGCGCGGCGTCCACCAAGAGAATCGGCTCTGGTGCTGTTGGCGGGTTTGAAGCAATGGGCATGCGCTGCTACTGCTTGGACGGTACCGCCACTGGGGTCGAAGACGCGCTGGCTGTGGGCGATGCAGCTCCGAATTCCTGACCATATTCGGTATGTCGATGTCTTCGGAGTGCTGTACTACATCCGGTGGGAAGAGCTCCTGCCGGGGCACTCCTTCTTCATTAAGACGACGGCAGCGGCCCGCGTAGTTAAGCGCTCCATCCGACCGGCAGAGAAGTTTCTGAGGGTTACCTTGAGGGCCCACCCCCGCTGCGAGTTCGGATACTACGGCGTGCGGGTATGGCGGGTGGCTTAGGAGAGGGCCTCTATCCGCATTTTTTTGATTAGCGGTGCGAGGTTTTTCATCATCCGCTCCTCACTTATGCGAAGCTCCCGTATTTTTGCATCCCGCTGCTCTGGAGTAAGGGTCTTGCTCGCTGCGGCTATTTCCTTACCTCTGCGCAGTGTACTGAGCTGCCGCTCGATGCGGTTAACCGTGCTACTGTACTTGAGTAAATCTTTTTTCT